GCGCTAGTGACCTTCAGCACAGAGTATGCTAGGAATTTAAACCTGTAAACTGTGCTGTCTCGAATTTACGAGCAGTAACACTGTAAGAAATTGTAGCCTGGGAAAAATTCCCTCCTGGTGAGCGAAGTACGCTCACGAGGAGTTGAAAACCAGGTCAAGTTTTCTTAGAGCGTACAAAGCTCGGCGGTTATCACTTTAGAGAACTCAATTGTTCAATAGTATACCGACCTACGGGCCACCCGTAGGATTTAGGCAGTTGCTGAAGGTGTTGGATTTGGTTGATAATATAGGACCGGAGGTCCTACATAGAATCCAAGCGTGAAATCTTCTCCAGCGGCAACATAGCTTAAAATGTAGCTATGGCTGTTTTGGTTATAGCCGATCATATTCATTACCCAATGGTAATATGAATCGGTACCCAAGTTTAGGTTCAGGGTGCCTTGTTTCCCGAACCCAAAACGATAGGGCTGTTGAAATGGAATCTCGACCTCAACCACACCGTTGTTCTTAACATCGGTGACTTGAAGTCCAGCATGACCCATGTCTGTAAATACTGCATCCCAATCAGCTGTTTGGGTTGAAACAGACGAACTGATAGTATCAAGTGCATGGTACTGAGAAACATAAGAAACATCCGGACCAGGATTTCGCATTACTGCGAAAAACGAAGTGGCCTGGCGGTTATCATGCAATTGTTGGTACTTCCACTTGATTCCTCCACGATAACAAACGTATGCTGGGGTGAACCAATTTAACATAGTCATTTTCGAAAACGTATAGGCGGTGGGATCACTTGGTGTAGTCACATCATTTACTCCATCGGGAGCATATCCACGATGAAGCGGAAAATTATTGACACACCAATTGTACACGCCATAGCCAGAAGCCGTAGCATTATAACATAATGCACGGGAAAACATATAACGTTTCAAAATTTGACGCACAGAAGTAATTGGATCACCGAAAAACACATCAGTAGTGTGATCGGCATCAGTAATCATAGGGGCCATGGTCTCATCTGGTTCCTCTTTCATGGGAGCATTCTCCATCTGAGTGTTATCTGAATCAGGAACATTTCCGCCTGCCTCCTCTCCTGCTTGACAGTCGAAAGGCAGTTCTCCAAATTGTTCATCAAATACCAACTCACCAAATTGAGGTGCAAACCATGATCCATCTCGAATGTTATTGTCATCTGGGTTGATAACTTCAAAATCATCACCCATGGAAACAAAGACATTTACTGAAATATCATTATTGGCCGTGGAATTAGGGACGGTAAGTTCATTCACAACATACAAAGAAATTATACCGTTAGCGAATATACCCGGATCCCCACCCAAAGCAGTTGTTCCATAAGGTGGATTTGAACTGTTCAACATCTGTCGAGATTCCAAATAGGGAGTTTGTTGACCCCATCCAATTTCAACCGTAAAATCCCTCTCTTCTGCAATATCAATCACACGGGTGTAATTGGTATTATATTCATTAGTAAGGGGGTAAGAAGGATCATACGTAATTTTCAATCGACCTTTGTGAAAAGAGGAAGCAACAATCTGAAACCGAAATTTCATTGTGCCTCTCCAATGGCGAAATGGCAGTTTAGCAAAACAACAAGCTGGCATGTGGTATTCAATGGGGCCACTTGCCACCGACAAGGTGTTCCACAGCTGCGGATTGACTTCACTATTCCAAAGTAAGGTCTCCGAAGCGGCTGCAACCGTCCAGGGAAATTCAGTCAACCAACTTTCACGACAAGCAATAGACTTGATAGTCATCTCATCTGTACCATCAAGACCAAAAGTTCTTGTGTCACAAGTTAACTCTTGCTTGGCATCATAAGTAAGTTTAGTCGCTGAATCTGGAAGATTAGCATTGGCCATATTTCCAACATAAGTTGGACGAAAAGGTTGAATGGATGAAATGTCATTTGGTCGAGAATATCCAAATGCTTTGGCTATATTAGCAATTGCACTGGCACCAATTTGAGTAGCGCGTGCATACAAACCAATACCTGGAGCATTTGATAGTGCTCCAGCTGCTTTAGCAATTATATTCGCTGGTTTAGATATCATTCCTGTTCCATACTCATCGCCACCAGCTTGTGGCTCCATCTCTCCAAACTGAGGAGAAAGAGCACCCGGCTCGTTGGCAGTAGGTATGGAAAGGACAACATCTTCAGCCCAAACGAATACAGAGACGGTGACTGAATCCGAAGCACCATTGGCGTGCTTCAAATTCTGTAAACCGTAAATGATCATCTCTCCCATATTTCTCCAATCTTGATCAGGAATGTCCAGTGCATTCTTACGAAATACAAAGGGGCAGCAGATTGTACCACCTTGGGAATTTGTAGGATCTAAATATACATGAGGACGCTGGCTAGCCTCGACTACATCCTCCTGGAAAAATGCTCTTTGCTTAGTAAGCGAATCATTATTCTGGAGTGGGATATAGGAAGCAATAGCTCGTCCATAATGAAAACCGTTACCATTAAGAATAAATTTTACACATAATTTACAACGTAATAGATTATAATTCGATACACGGTTTATGTTTCGATCGTTCTCCCAAAAATCCTGCCATGGGTTAAAGGTTTCGAATAAATTCGTTCCCGTCCCCCATGAGTAAGATTGAGTTTTGATTGGACGGCTGAACCAATTCTCTAGCGAATCATCATTCGAATCTGCTAGACCAAAAGTGGGATCAGGCGTCGAAGGAACATGATAATCGTATCCAGGATTTTGATCACTAAAAGATAAGATTTCATGTTTGACACTGTTATTTTGTTCATTTATTTTTACATTAAACTTAGGAACTCTACTTACAATATTGCCGAATGAGTCAGTTCGACAAAAGGGAACGGTGATTTCGGAACTAGGCTGAGTTCCACCCCTAAATAGGGGTTCCGTACGAGGACGGGCCTATATGTGCAAAGCCTAATCATATAATACAAAGTTCACGGTTCACGACTATATACATAACTGGTATCCATATACACACAACTATTTTTATACATATGCCCGCATAGTTACGGGCAGGGGGACGCTTATAGATTCCCGGTCTAAAAGTTGTCAATGGCTTCTAGTGCCGCTGTGAACATTTCAGGCAACGCAGCCATCATGATCGCAGAAAACACCATCCACAATTGATTATACAACCAAAACACTCCACCAAAATTTATTAACATATATATAAACACGTAATGGTAGTAGCGCATGGTTGTTGGGACGAATCGCACTCTTCCGTTTAGCACGCATCGTCCGAAATATATCTGGATTGGTAAACCAATGCAGACATTGAACAGCGGGGCATACCTTTCAACAGGAAATATGCCCAATGATCCATTGCAGTGCTCATAGATCGATACTGAATAGGGGATAAATTCATCACCACAAAATTGGTGCGCAGCCGCAGCTGCACTAGGTAATGATCGCAATACCAACTGGTAATACAAATCCCGAAAAACCACCCCATAGAGCAACATCAAAGTTGCAACTACAGGAGCAATCGTAAAAGCATCGATAATATAGGCATGGTCCAACATAAGCTGAGCAAATTCATATAAATCCTCAAAGTCTGTGTCAAATGTGGCGTTTATATGATCAGTCATAAAACGCTGACGATCTTCAAGAGGTTCATCCTCACTCTGAAGAAAAGCTTGACGGGTCACAGACATATACTCGGTATAAGAGGGTTCATATTCTCCAGCTTGAATGTCGAAAACTTCTTCTGGTTCCTCCTCCTCTTCATCTCCATCGTACAAATACCTAGTACGCCAACGCGCAATCATTTGGTCATATGTACAATCCAAGAGATGACACAGGTGGGTAATACCAGCTTTCTCGGCAACGGATCGCATTTGCTCTCTTCGCTGTTCATAAACATCCCTTCCATGATTCATCCATTCTCTCAGAGCTCCATCAATGTTCTGACCAGCAACTTGTTGATTAGTCAAAACTTTAGATTTGAGGTTTGAGTGTAAGCTCTTCCAAATAGATTTCTCATCCAAAGCTCCCATCGTAAAACCAAGTTCATGACAAAACACATTTTTTCGCTTCAAGAAATCAGCATCGCTATCATTCATAAAAGGAATTGGGGCGGATTCTTTATCTGGCATGGTAAACTTCATGTCATGCTTAGCAAAGAATTCCGCACAATAGATGTGATTGAATTTGTCATGACCCTTCTTCACAGAACCTTTAACATCATCTCCATAGGTCATAAGTTTACATACATCCCGGAAGTCCAACTTACTTCTCACTCCATTGAGCGAGAAAAAAGCACACCGAAATAGCAACGAATTGACCAAAGAATTGATATACACAGTCAGGTTCTGTCCAGATGGATTGGAGCCAATATGTTGAATGAGATCGCCATTGTAGGCCATGACAGGATAACAAATGTCAGTAGCGATGCCCTTCATGATGGTAATGTCTTCTTTCGAATAACCACAAATCTTTGATAGCTCTATCATAATTCGGAAAGCACTGAACATGATTTGAGCGGGCATACGCAAATCGTATTTGCTGTAATCTCCTGCCAAGATGCGATCTTTGCCGAATGTACACATGTGGTCGCTCAATTCGGACCAATCAGGTCCCATACAATTCACTCCTACTGCGCACTCAGACAGTGCAGGAAAGAGTGAAAGTATTCTTGCGATAGGTAAGTAATACATTCGGGTCATCATTTGCAATACAATGGGTGCAGCTTGGAAGACTCGCACTTTATCCTTAGAAACTGGTGTGGGTTCATCTTTTAGACATGCTTTAAATGTGGCATAATAACGCTCTCCCGAAAGATAAGCGGTTTTAGCCTTTTCAAATTCTTGCCAAAAGATATCGTCCAGTTCTGCAGGACAATTAAATCCTTCAAACATAGAGGGGTCCAGATAGGTCAGATGATCTCGCTTTGGTCCAGACAATGGGTACCCAACAGAAGTGTTAGGTGGCATCTTGTCAATGAATTTCTTCCCATCAATGCCACAAATAGTTTCCATCTTCGTCAAGGGCTTGGTCGCTTCTCGTAAGGCATGGTATTCTGTCAACAAATCAGAAAAGGGTTTCATATAATCATCGCACGCACGCGATAATAATGATCCCTCTATTCCATGTGATGGTTGACATGAATGTTGCAAAGATTTCTCCCATGCATCCCCTTTCGAGAATTTGGGCGGTCCCCATTGATTGGGCACCCCACAAACTTCTTCAACAATATCGGATATGCATGATTTCTCTACTTCCGAGAAATACTTCACACGGCCTTGGCACGAACCAAATACTTGAATGTTGGGTGTTTTTCCATCAACTATTGGTAATTTCCTCACCGGAGACTTCTCATGTATCTCCGGTTTTTCAAAAAACTGAACACCATATTTCTCAGTTTCATAAGTACCAGAACTTGTTGATAGCAAAACGGAAGGAATTTGTTCCAATTGTTGCAATGCTAATTCCAATTGTTGACGAGTTACAGTCCCTGCACCTCCTCGAGTTTTGCCTGTAACACCACCAAGGTGAAGACCTGCAATAAAAGGAGCTTTGGTTTCCGCAACATGCGTACCCATACAAAATCCGACTTCTGTAGGAAATGTCAAATTGTATTCACCACCAAAGAATTTCATAAAACGATTTGACGTCTGACAAGGTGTAAACAATGTCTGACTAGTTCTACAAATTCCCTCGTAATTCTTCCAAATAAATTCGGTCGGTATTGGCGTTGTGGGTCGCGACAAAGGGAAATAATCACGCATGTCCTTCCAAGATCCACCATTTGGTACCCATATCAAAGACATATCCATATCTGGCACATCCACTGAATGAACTTTTGAAATGAAACTAGTGAAATTACCTCCAATCCGTGATGGTTCATGCCGTGTAAATTTGCACAACATTTCACCACACTTCCAAACATGACGGGGTATAATGGCAACATTAGAACATAAAAAGAATGCATCACATCCATATTGTTTTCCATTTATTGTTGCCGTCATGTGTGTAAGATTGTTACGCACCATTGCTTTTAAATCAGAAGCAGTTGTGGTGCGAGCTTTCTTCGTAACAGGGATCGGAGTCAAATGGACATTAGCCCAATTCATTTCCTTTTTCACAGTTTCAGTCAAATCATTCTCATCACGATTCTTGATATCTGCCATGGTAGGGTGCATCATTCCTTGATTACAAAACACAGATCGCGTATCGCGTGCGTTACGACACACATAATACGCAGCTGTCAATAATGCACTTCCTGCCAGAATGTACTTAATCTTTGATTGCATCTCACATCTTGCAAGTCTTTCTCCCAAGGTAGTATCACGAGCAGTTTCAATTAATAATTGATACTCACAACACCACAAATAGAGATAACTAGCAGATAGTATAAAAAACAACCAAACCAAATTAAAGACAGTCCATGGCAATAATGCACCAAGAATCAATAAGAATGTAGTGGCACAGCAAATGGCAAGATAAACCAGGGATCGCGAATAATGCCCATACGAGAAAGCATAAGCATATCGAATCCAACGGTTTTGAAAGAACCATGCAGGTGTCCAAGACATAAAACGGTCAATAATGGGATTAGACAAAGACTCTAAACGTGAATAAATGGAAGCCCAGGCATCTCCAACTATTTCTCCAGCTTGATTACTGAAATGAATTCGTCGGTTTGGCACAGGGCGCCCAAAGGGCCCACGTTTCTTGCTTTGGGAAGGTCCGGGAACGTATGGCGAATCAATGTACGCAACTTCGTGCTGACCATCATCATCACACGTACACAAATCAGTGTGTGCGCGGCAATCTTTGCAAAAGGTCAATTTTTGAGCCAAATGACTATTATTATTGACAATTTTGCGTTGATGGGCAAAGTGCATTTGACTATCAGCATTAACAAAGCGCATGAGTGTAGGCATATCAATTTTCTCCATTAACATACCATTCCAGATCAGGGTCTTCCAACCAATTGTATCAGCCTGATTCTTTACTTTACTAGCAATAGGGTAGGCTTTCTCAACATGGAATTGCCATAAATCTGGAATTTGGGGAGGTTCATCACCATAAAACTCAAACACTTTTCTTTCGTCAAG